ACAATGATAATACACTTGAGTTCATTTTCTAAATGCCATCTCATGGTAGTGTAAATGATAAAAGATTTACCAGATGCAGTTGGAGACAACAGCAATACACGTTCACGGTCAATTGCTTGTGTGACAGCTTCTATCTGATAGTCACGTATCTCGATTGGTTTACCGTGTCCGTGAGGATTTAACCATTTAGCAAACTCTTCAATTTGCTCATTGGTAATATTATTTGTTGTATGTAGGGGTGTGACTAACTCAACAGAATAGTCATTTGATTTTGCGAACTCATAAACATATTTTATAAGTCCAACATATAAAGTCTTGCGCAGAACATCATACATGCGCACTTTACCGTCCCATAATCTAGCACGGTATTGCGGAGTGAACCTAGCACCTGGATATTCAAAGGTAAAGAAATCAGATAATTCTTGCTCTACACTTTGATCAGCATAAACTCTAACATGTACTTCATCTACTTTTTCAATTTTTATTTTCATGCGCCACTAATAAACTTTTTCCATTCTATAGCATTACGAATCTGCCAGTCTCTGGCTTTGATTTGATTCATTACAGAATCTAAAAAATCAATTACTCCTTGTAAATATTGAAGTTTAACTTCTTGTTTATTTAGATCGTTGTCGCCACCGAGGAATTCTTCCATCTCATTTTTGAGTGGCTTAATACCTTGCCATTGAGCCCAACCAAGATCCTCTAATTCGCCACGTGTTAATTCCCCACGGTAGTAGCGAAATTTAGATTGGCGTAGGGTATTGTAATCTGCACGCATCTTAGCCAGCTTTAATTTATAGCCGATAAGGTGGTTCAGGTATTTGGAATGTAGCTTTGCTGTATTGACAGATTCACGATCAAGATGGTTATCATCGATAACACAGTCTTCTGACCATGTGTTTTGCAGTTCTTCAAGGTTCATAATATCTCCAATTGTATAAACTCAATTATACTATTTCACCGCAATAAAATCAAGTTACTATATTGTAAAAGTATAATAAGAGAATCGGAATGTTGCGTCTCCGATAAGGTAATTCACGTCTTGTGAAGTGGATTGGAAATTGAGTGTTCCAAGACTCACTGGAAACATGTCTGTAAAGTTTACTGTCTTTACAGGGTTATTTGTATTGTTGAGGATTTGCAAAGTAGCACCAGAATAGTTTTTTGCAAGTTCACCGAGGATGCCTCTTTGATCTTTACTAACAAATGCTATGTATTGTTCATAACTTTGTGGAAATCCAAGAGCAACTATCCAATTGTATATAGCGATATAGTTCGACATATCTGCATCGATCATGAACTTAACATTGAGTGTATCATACGTTAAGGTTTCGCCTGGAATTGGAACTTGCGCAAATGGATTAAACATTGCAGGTTCACCTAAAGTGATGCCTGGAATATTCACCTCTTGACAGAAGTATTGTAACTCAGGAAGTTTTGCGATGTTGAACCTAAACCCATTAGAGGATAGTGGGTTCACATTTGATGGTACGGGACACGAAAGTATATTAGCCATATTATTATTTATACATGAAAAAAATGGGGATCCGAAAATCCCCATTTAAATACCGCTCTATGTCGGCTCTTTAATAAAAAGCCAAACTAGATTACATCAAGTTGGTAACTGCTACACGACGGTAGTAGTAGTTTTCGTTAGCAGTCAAGCCACCAGTACCATCCAATGAAACGAATGGGTTAGCAACCATACCATAACGAGTCTTGAAACCAATCTTTGGTTGGAATGTAGTAGGATCTACAGCACGAACCAACTGAAGTGGAACGTATGGGCAATAGAACAAACCAGCATCAAACGCTGAAGTACCTTTGTAGCCAACAGTAAAGAACTGAGTAGCTGATTGGTTAGCTGAATATGGATCAACATAAACTTTGTAGCGACCGTTAAGTACACCAGCGAAAGTAGTAGATGACTCATCAACGTTCAAGTTAGTTGACAATGCAGGAGCATAGTCAAGAACGCCAGCCATTGCCAAAGCAGAAGCTACGTCTGATGAACAGATGATAAAGTTACCTTTTCCACGACGAGTTTGCTGAGCAATAGCGTTAGCATCACGTTCGATTTGGAATAGGAGACCCTTGAATTTTTCAACAGACCAACGACCATTAGAGTCAGTGTCCAAGTCGAAAGTACCAGCAGTTGTGGTACCAACCTGAGCACCTGGTTTAGCAGTAGTGTAGATAGTACGGAGAACTTCACGGTTGATTTCAGCCAAAATTTCTGTTGAAAGAATATTTGACAATTCACCTTCAGCGTCAAGACCATGAACTGATTTCAAGTCTTGTGCTAATTCAACTGTGTATTCTGCTTTCAATTGACGAGTCTTAGCAACTACGCTAGTCTTTTCGATTGAGAAAGCCATTTCGTTGAAACGTGAACCAGCTTCAGCATCAGTAGTAGCTTGGCCAACACCAGTAGTGTAAGTACCGCTAACTGGGTTAGAACCAGCATCAGCAGGAGAAGCAGCACCAGCAAAAGATGTATTAGCTGCATTGAACAATGCTTCTGTACCACCTTGTGTTGAATAACGTGACTTCATTGCGAAGATCAAGCCAGTTGGCTGAGTCATTGGTTGTACACCGCAAATGTCATAAGCGATCATTTGTGGAGCAGCACGGCGAACCAAGCTGATCAATACTGGATCAAACTTAGCAACACCACCAGCGTCAGGCATGGCACCAGCAGCGTTAGCAGCTGTTTCGAAAAGAATTTCAGAGCTTTTTCCTGCTTCAATTTCTTGGTTTTCCAAAAGTTGGGCAGTAACTTCACGGCGATACTTGTCACGAATTGGAGCTGAACCTTCGTGTTCAAGGATTGGTGCCCATTTTTTCATAAGGGCAGTGCGATTAATATTTGACATTTTTAAATGTTCCTTTTATTTAAGATTGTCGAGTGCAGCAAGATACTTCTTGATAGAAGGATCGATTACTGTTTCGTTTAGAGTTTCTACAGGGGTATCGGAAACAACTGAACTTACTGTTCTAGGTGTTTGCTTTTTACCAAAATAATTTTCACGGATTGTCTTTAACTTTGCACCAAATGATTCAGAATCTTCGTATGCCAACTCTTCAGCTAATGCTTTGAATTTTTCTACATCAGTATCTGTCAGACCAGAAACAGACTTAACGATTGCGGAAGCACGCTTCTGCTCATTAATATCCTTAGTCATTTCAACATTTTTCTCAAGTTGTTCATCAAGTTTAGTTCTCATTTCAGATAATTGTTCTTGCAGATCAGTTAGAACATCGAACTTTTCCTCAGGAACGTCGATATAATGTTCAGCGAAAACATTTTTCATACCTTCAATAAAACTTTCCATGATTTCAGACTTCATACCAGACTCAAGGGCTAACTCATTCTCTTGTACCCACTGCTCGACAATATAGCCGAGATATCCATCAACTTTTTCAACAAGACCCTCTTTAATGCTCTCAACTTCTTCAAGAAGTTTTGATTCATACGCTTCTTCTAGGCGAACAGTTTCAGCGGCAACACGGCTGAGAACTGCAGCTTCAAAAATTGTTTCTGCTTTTGCACGGAAATCTTCTGAAAGTTCTTCTCCGTTCATCAAAGCATCAATGTCTTCCTTAACGCCAGACACGTGACTTGCTTCTGGAGCAGCAGCTTTAGCATTAGCAACATTGTTTGATTTCTTGGCGACTTGAGCAGCATCCTGTTTCTGAGAAGCATTTCTAGCATTGTTTGGCTCGTCGCCGCCAACGGTAGTAGCGCCATCAGTAGTAATACCATCGATATTGCTAGTTTCCTGAGCAGATGCGGCAGCTTTAGGATCTTTCTTTTGATCCACTGCACCCATTTCTTTTACTTCTTCATTAATTGTGCCTGCTTGCTTTGCTTTTGATTCAGCGAGCATCTCGGCGATTTTTTGTTCGATTGACATTGTTATCTCCTAAACTGGATAAGTTCTACGTTATTATTTATAACTTATCTGATTTTACTCAGAAAATTTTGGAAAGCAAGGATCTTTGCTTCCTCTAGTTGTTTTGAAGAAGCCTTCTTAATAAAAGACTTAACTCCTTCGATATTCTGTTCCACAAACTTTCCATCAACGAATACCCACTCTTTGTTTTCCATGATACCTCTTACGAAAGCATCTGGAGCAGAAGGGTCAGCAACAATATCTGCCGCTGTAGACAACATGAAATCATCTTGAACAATTTGAATGCCTTCGTTATTAGTCTTAAGCGATCCCATTGCTCTACTCGACACACCAAGATTTGCACCGCCATCAAGAAGACCACGTGCTATCTGTCCATTTGGTGTGTCTAAAATTTTTGCTTTGCCGATCCAATTTGTTCCTTCCTTGCGGAGGGATGTGATCATATGTGACACCAAATGTAAATTGATAGATGGTGTTTCTGGATGTCCTAGTTCCCCATAGGCACGATTCTTTTCTACATATTCTTTAATGTAACGACCAACCTCTTTATCCATGATACCTTCTTGGTACATGCGACCATTGCGATTGGTAATTTCTGATTGAAGGAAAACGCCTTCAATAAAATAGTTCTTTTTGCCGCCAACTTTTTCTTCTATAATGCAGCTTGTTTGATCAATAACTTCTCTAATTAGTTTCATTGACATTTTTATACCTTATCTGGTGAGCCACTCTTAGTGGTAGAGGCGCCAACACGAGTAGGATCGTCGTAAGCACCATAAACAGTATCTTCAACTTTAGTATCCCAACCAGCGAGTTTACGAAGTGTAATATATCCAGTTACTCCTGCAGTCCCAATGGTAAATGCTAAATCAGAAGTATTATTAACTGAATCTGAAAATCCGTTTGATATAAACTCTAACTCAACAACAGCACCTGGAGAACCATAAAAAATTGGAATGCCACCTCTTGTTATTGTTAGGTTAGAATTAGTTAATCCTGATGCAATAATACGAACCATGTTTACTATTGGCGCATCAGAGTTACGAGCCTGAGATGTTGCGCCAATGTTAGCAATAGTAATCGTGCCTGTATCGCCAGAACCACCAGCAAACTTAATAATAGTTTCTTGGTTAGTATTTCTAAGTGTATCGAATCTAATAGCAGCCATTTATTATACCTTATCTGGTGAACCACTAACTGTGGTAGAAGCACCGACTCTAGTAGGATCATCATATGCACCATAAGCGGCGTTTTCAACTTTACTATCCCAACCAGCGAGTTTACGAAGAACTAGGAAACCTGAAACATCTTTAACACCAACATTAGTAATAACAATATCAAAAGTATTGTCATTTGTAACTGAAAATCCCAACGTATTAAATTCAGAATTTGGAGCATTTTCAGGAGCCACGGCTAATACGATTTTACTATTGCGAGCAACTAAAACTTTTGATGCTAACTCACCAGTAATATGATATTTTACAATATTAACTGTTGGACTATCAGAATTACGAACCTGAGTGGAGGCAGTTAAGTTAGCGATAGTAACTGTACCAGACTCTGACGCAGAAGAAGTGAAGTGAATCACGGTTTCTTGATTATTATTCTTAAGCGTAGTGATAGTCATTGCCATCGATTATTCCCCAAGTTCTTTTATAATACGAATGAAGTTGTTTTTATTTTCACGCATGTATTCAACAATTTCATTTCTATCTAACAATAAGTTATTTAGGGTTTTTTGTGTTGACTCATCTATTGCAACTGTGGAACCATCATTAAGTTCGTATGTAAGTTTTCCCGCAAACTCTGATACTTTTGATTCTTTAATTGCAATAACAATAGGGTCAATTGTAAATATATTGGAAGAGGCAAGTTCGATGTATGATTCAATGAGAGTATCAGTAATCTTTTCTATGCTATGGAACTGCCTAATGTAATGTGCTACTTTTTCTTCTGGGATTGTCGTATCGATGTTTTCTAATATTTTTGAATTTTGAATATATCGCTTAACGTGTATCCTTGCCTCTTCCAATGTATTTACTTCTGCATTTATATTATGTCCATTAACAAAAATATCAAATGTTTCTGTGATTCTTACCTCTTTACCATAGCAAGAGAAAGAATCAACAAGTCCAGATTGCTCTAAGACTTGTTTTTTAAGTTGTAAAAACGATTTCATTTATTATTGTGTTAAACGATCAACTGCTTTGTTGATACCCTTCGCACGTTTTTGCATCATGTCAGCAGATTTATCTTTAATCTTTTGAGTAGTGTTAGTGCCTAAAGTTGTACCATGCATAATGATATGCCCTTTAGATTTTTTTATATAGTTACCAATAGTCGACTTTGATAATTCATCAAGTTGCTCAAATTCTTCTGACATCATATACTCTTCGAGTTCTTCTAATGAATAATCTTCAAGAGTAAGTTCTTCGTCATCATATTCTTCGTCATCAATAATAGTTTCTTCTGAAGCGAACATAGTTTGAGCAATATCTGAACGCATATTGTCAATTGTTTCTGATACTTTAGTGGCCATAATGCTATTAAATGCATTTTCAATCTCAACTGAATCTCCAGCATCGATTGCATCAATTAAATTACGTGAACTCATTTATATCTCCTTGTTTATTTTTTAGCAGGAGGTTGATCTTCTTGACCAAATCCAGCTTTATCTAATTCTTGCTGTTGGGCGACTTGTTGAATCCCAGCATTTCTACCTTGCGCTTGAGCGTCATTCATCTGCACATCACCCTCACGTTTGATCTGAGAATCGATTTCTTTAATCTGATCTTCAGACATACGCAGAACATGTTTTCTAACCCAGTCTACAGAATAGTATTTACCAATATATGGCTCAATCGCTTGTAATGCTTGGATACGTCCATTTAAAATTTCAGTATCTTTAAGTTCGCTAAAAGCATTATCTTTCATGAAGTCGTAACGAAGATCTTTTTTAATATCCTCCCACTCATCTTCACGAATAACACCTTTAGATACTAATTGAACTTTAAGAGCATCATTAAACATGCCAGTAAATCTTTTGCGCAACCTTGCAATATATTTTGTAAACTTTAATTCGTCTCGACTAATCTCAGATGAACGACCTAATGTAAACCCAGTGTCAGATTGTAGTCTGCTTGTAGGAACATTAAGTGCCTGATATAATTTAGTCTGGAAATATTGGATGTCTTGGATATCACCAAGGTTTTGTCCACCTGGAAGTGTGGTAATTTCAGTTCCCTTACCACCTTCACGACGAGGCATCCAGAAGTCTTCAAGCATAGATAAATGTTTACGATCATCACGGACTTCTCCAGTGTTCGCATCATATACAATTTTGTTACGGTAACGATTCATCAAATCATTAACATACTGTTCTGCTTTAACTTTTGGCAAATTACCAACGTCAACATAAAATATTCTACGTTCTGGTGCACGGCTGATACGATAGATAACAACAGCATCCTCGATCATCTTCAATTGGTTGACTGGCTTAATTGCTTTATGCAAATGAGACAACATCATACCAGTATTCAAATCAACCATACCAGAACCGCAATATAGCACAGAGTCAAGAGTTAGCTTAATACCCTGTGATGTAGATTCTGTAAGTCCTTTATCATTGTAGACATAGTATTCATCAATACCAACTACAACTTCAATTCCTTTTTGATTCTTTTCTTTCTTGACGTGTTTAATACGTCTAATTTTACGTGGATCAATTTGTCTTAATTCAACAATACCTGCTTTTGGATTTTTCTCATCAAGCAAGATATGGAAATACATTCTTCCATCGATATACCATGTACGGAAAAGATCATGACCTTTTTCTGAAAATTTTAATAGACTTAAAACTTCATCAAATTCATCACGAATTTTTTTCTTAATTCCTTCTGATACTTTTAAGTTATCAGCAATAATTTTAACTGCTTCGCTATCTTCTTCAACAATAATAGCTTCGTTGACAATATCATCAATTGCTGTGTCACAATCTGGATACTGAGCAACTTCACGATAACGACGAATAAGGTCGTTTTCGTTTTTAACAATACCTTCCATGTCAACAACTAGCGAATAGTATGCCCCAGCGTTGACGGAAGTTGTAACTGTAGAACCATCATCAGGAGAAGGAGCCACCACCGAAGGCAGATCCTTTTCCTTTTTACGTTTCAATTCAAAACCGAATAACTCAGCCATTATATAACCTCAAGTTGTTAATCTGTTAGGATTAAATTGGAAGAGGGACAGAACCAATTGGGGTGTTCAATGTAGCATTAATGCCGAAAGAAGAACCACTAGTTGAAGTATCCGAAGTCCAGTAATTGTATTGGAATGTCACATCGAAAGTTTCGATTTGATTAGTTGTTTCATAATCCAAAGCAATCGCACTGACTGAAATTGGATATGCATCAACAAATTTATAACCCTTAACAGTTGCACCATTACGGTCTAACTGATTTACGTTCATGTCAACTTGATAGTCACGTGGATTAACACGACCTAATGTAGTTGAATTATTTTGAATACCATTCGACCAAATTTCAAAAGCATTACGGATATTGAAATTAGTATCGTTATAGATTGTAACGTTCCATTGTTCAAATGTACGCTCGCCAGCCACGTTTACTTGACGACCACGATATTGAATAGCGATATTCTCTAAAGTAGAAGCAGGTAAAGTAGTTGCTTTACACAGGAATTGACCCTGTAGACCAGCAATTGCTGCGAGTGTAACATATGAAGGGAACTGTATGTCTTCACGAAACTGATTAGTACGTGCACCTCCACCTATCAGTTGCGCTTTAAAGTAAGCAATATTTGCCATTTGTTATCTCCTTGTATACTCTATTTAGTCGATTAGCCGCCAATCTCTGTGAAGTTCGCAGAAGTGCGAGCAGCAACAAAGTTGAGG